CCGTGATTGATGCTATTTGTGACTCCCTAGACTACTCGGACCACTGGCGCCGTAATTTAAAAATGGCAGCCGGTCCTTTTGTCCTCAAGGACGGTGATGATACATTCAACACCGAACGAGGGCTTCTCATGGGATTAGGAATCACATGGCCAATTCTTAGCATCATCAACACGTTTTGCGCGGAATATTGCTCATCCTCACAGAATGATTATTGCATCATGGGTGATGACTTGTTTGGGATCTGGTCAAAGAAAAGAATTATGACCTATAAAAGGACCCTAAAGAGACTACGTATGAAAATTAATACCCGGAAATCAATTATTTCCAAAACATCCGGAGTATTCACAGAACAGTACGTCTCTCTAGTCCCGCCCAAACCTCAACCGGCATTCGATTGGAGCGACACCAAATCGGTAGACTCCCTTCCGGAACTTCCACTCTGGAAAATCCACCGTCACAAACGGATCTATCTTTCGATAGTCACACTTGCTAAATCGTGTGATGTGAACGGCAGACCAGCGGAAAAAGATCGTTCCAAGGAAGGTACGGTTTGCGACGCAATGGCGCAAACACACTACCAAGCGACCACTGAACGCGAGAGAAAAAGACTTACCACGATCTATTACGATCTGCACGGTAAGTCCATTATGCATCTCAAAAAGAAAGGCCTCCGCGTTCACTGGCCGAAAGCACTACTTGGTGGTGGCGCTCAACCTATACGTCACCCTGGTATTAAGTACCGCCTAGCCGCTTCAATGATCGCTTCATATGAACACAAAAGGTTCAGCGATCATTTATCGGAGATCAATGCGATCTGGCAATCAAGCAAACATGATCGTAGGACCAATCAGGCCCTACGTGACATTCGTCAACATGTTGCTGATATGAAAACTGCCACGCATCCGAAAGCGCCGACCAAAGAAAAGGTTCTCGAAACCGCTGTAGCACTCACAATAGTGAAGGAGCGCTATAATGTAATAAGCGAGGTTTCGAAACCGTGGCGATTCAGCGTAGGCGATGTTGCTCATGCACTTCAGGAATACGCATCTGGCTTGGCTACGTTAGCGATTAAATCCGGCAGGACGGCCATGTCAATCAGCAAAGCTGGTATATGGCAAGTCCCCGTCGATCCAACAAGGATCACGCTACTTGAAGCCCAAAAACTTACAGAATCTCTCCAGCCGAGAGGTATTCCACTTGCGATGGCAGCATTATCCAAGACTGATCATGCACGGGTTGTAACAAGGTCACCCGGGGAAAAGAGTGCTAGAGTCGATGTACTCGACTACATAGCTAGCACTGGCTATAAAGCCCTAGAGATTTCCCACCGGTTGGCCCGGACTCGTATCATACTTGAAGAAGACAGTACTCTAGAAGTCTCTGGTCTACGCGACAGTGACCCATTCTCTAAGTGGGATGCAGCGCAGAACCTGCCCGATCTGAGGGTTGTACACCCCCAACGGGTCCGCAAAGACTTTGATACGTCCTCATCCGTGAGATCAGCCATCCAGGATCCTTCAGAAAAGAAGAATCGACTAGAAGCCCTAAATAAACAATGGGCCTTGGCATATGCCGACACCTATCATGAACACGAAAAGAAGCGAGCACTCTTTAAAGATGAAATTCCCTTAGTGCCAGAACTGGCATTGGGGGAATCCGGTAAAAACCCAACTAACCCTTTAAAGAGCGACTTAGATCTACAAGAAGATATAGAATTCGCTAGCGTGTTCGAAACCCGATCACCTCCTCTGAAAACATCAGAAGAAGAGAATGTATCTACTTTAGCTGAGCTCAAAGAGGGGTTCAGAGGAATCCACGTGCAGACAGATATCACAGGGTTACTGGAATACCCTACTGCACCTGAATCCTCACCCCTCTTTTCA